TACTGTTACACCTCTACCTAACTTTAAACATACATCTACGATCTCCTTCTGATAATCACGTAATTCCAGTGATAGCTTAGGTCTCTCTGTGTTATAAGCTGTATTAAATGATGGGTTAATGACCGGGCGTAACAGATCATCTACAGTGAGCTTGGTATCCTCTGTGTTATCCTTTAAAAACTTACGAATCTCGAAGTACAAACCAGGATCGAACCTGCCTTGTGGTGTTATTAGATACTTTCTACTAGGAGCGAAACGATTTTTATATCTAGCGAACTTTGCCGCATCGTTAGCCACAGAAAAATGTTCCCTCACCTCCTCGAAGTGATCCCCGGTCATGATAGCTTGCTTGCGACCGGTGTCATATGTAAAATTTACGTTAAACTTGCTCATTATAATGTCTCAAGCTTCATAATCTCTGTTATGTTTTTGATATCGAACGACATTCCAGTGAATATCTTCTCTCCTTTCTCTAAAAAGTCGATTATCAGTCTGTTCTCCTTCATCTCCTCGTTGATCTTCTTGACTCTAGCATGCTTCTCTGCAGCTTTCATTGCAGTTGGTAACGTGACTTGGTATGTAGCAGTAGCTATCACCTCTTTGGCTATCTCCATTATGACATTGTCCTTGCGATCCTGGATAGCTGACTGTGATCCTTTAGCTCTGATCAGTCTTCCCACCCACTTGTGCTTCAAGGCTGGTAATTTTAACTGCACATCTTTGAGATTAAACTCATCAAGGTCAACATCCTCACCCATTTCTTTTATATATTGTTCTAGCTGTTCCATATCAAAAGCATAAGTACAATTATAATATATTTTACCATATAAGTCAACAATGAAATCATTCGAGAAAATATTCTATACCAAATTACTTGAAGACATGGCAGCTGGAGCTGGTGGAGTGTTCGGAGACACAGCAAGTATGGGCCATGGCGGAGACTTTGGTAACACAGATTTTTATGCACCAGGAGACGCTAGAATTCCTAAAGGTGGCAAGAAGAAGCAGAAGAAGAAAAAGAAGAAAAAACATGACGGTAGTATTGAGCCTCTTGTTCCTACTCAGAAAAGGTTTCTTGGATCTTCAATGTGACTAACTTAAATAATTCTAATGAAATCGTTCAAGCAATACTATACTGAACAACAAACGTTACTAGAGAACAGAAGAACGTTCTTGAGAACCTTGTTTGGAGGTGCGGCAGCCATGGCAGTTAGCAATACGGTTCGTGCTGCGAATGCTGTTGCGAATGCAGCTAGTGCTCCATGGGTCGAGCTCAAGTTGTTCACTGGTAATGGTTTGAAGCCTTTTGCTGCTACCAGTGTGGGTGCGGAAAAAATTAATGAGTTGATATTTAAAGGTAATCACACCCCTGGGTTGAGTAAATCTAAAGACGTCATGATAGATTACAACAACAGTGATTTAGGAGAGATGACAGTGTTTGTCAAACCAGGATCCAAAATGCATGCAAAGGCTCATGGTCTAGTTAGAGCCGCAAAACAAGTTGGACATGATTTCAGTTTGGAAAATAGTTTAGATGATGATGTACAACAAGAACTAGGTAAGACAATACATGCCACGATCAACGATTTCGATGGAGATGGTTCCAAGTGGTTGGAACAAGAGATCGAAAAAGAACAAGAAAAATACATATCAGAATTTGAGAATTTACCAGATTGGCAAAAAGACGAAAGAGGTGATGTTGATGGTATAGATGAAGACAGCTATCCAGCTGAAGCACAGAAAGGTGCGACTGATAACGCGAATCGATTCATCAATCAAGGTGTGAAGCATTTTGGTGCTGAGATTGGTGAGCCTATAAAAAACGTGGTGGGTAGAGGTTACATGAAAAGCTACGCACTAGGTGCAGGTGGTGGAGACGAGAGCACCATGATAGACTCGATGGCTGAGCTCAGAGATGTGTACGGTGATGACGAGATTGATGATCCGGATGAGGATGATGTGTATCGCTGGATGGAAGGTGAGGCGGATGATCCTTATGACACGTACAATGATGGGCGTGGTGAGTGGAAAGATGACTATGATCGAGACATGGACCAAGTACAAGGTACTGGTGAGTATGAGCAGCCCGAAGTCACAGCCCCGGACACAAGCTGGGATGATGGTATGGGCAACGTGTTGTCGTTGAGTCAAGTGTTGGCACACGCAGTAGAGAATTGGAGAGACAGGTCACCACAAGAATTGAAGCACCTGATGATACCCACCGAACGAGACCCAGAGCGGGTTGAGAATGCTGACACTAGCAAACCATTGTTAATAGCTTATGATGGTATGACACCGATCAAGATACTAGATGGTCAACATCGATTACAAAAAGCATTAGACATGCGCATGCAGAAAGTACCGATCAGTCGTGTGGATATCAACAGTGATCCAAAGCTCAAACAAATGTTCGATCCTGAACCAGAACCAAATGAGAACATTTAGACAATTTTACGAAGAGAATCTTACCAGACGTCAGAACGATGTATGGAAGGCGTCAGAGCGTATGAGGGACGGATTTGGTATAAACGAAGGTTTATGGGCCAACATCAACGCCAAGAAAAAACGCGGAGGCAAGAGTGCCAAGAAAGGCAGCAAAGCTTACAAAGCAGCCAAGAAAGCTGGTGACAAACTAGAAGTCACAAAAGAAAGTGTATGGAAACCGGGAGATTTAGGTGTTTCGAATTGGGGTGAGTATGAAGCAGGTGGTCGGCATGCTGAACTAGGAGCCATCGAGCCTCATATGGAGAAAATTCCGGGTCCGGATCGTGTGGTAGCGCACATGAACGGATTGCAGAATGAATACATGAGAGTGTTAAAATCCCGGAAATCCAACCCGGATGTGAAGGACAACTACAAGTATGTCCGCGACAATATAGATCAAGCCATACAAATGATGAATCAGACGACCGGTGGAGAAACCGAATCAAGAAGAAACATCACACAAGACATCCACATTGCAGGATTTGCAGCACGTAGATACACACGAGCAATTGAATCAGGTGAAACTAATCAAGCTTATTACAAGAGATTGTTGAATCATCTGCGTGACGCGGCGGATGCCATGGAGGGATTGATCGAACAAGAGGCTGAAGGAGAACTTGGTGGATGGAATGTCAATGAAAATTTCAAAGACGGTAAGAAAAAAGGCAAGAGTCGTCCTGGTAGAGTCAAAAAAGCCGGCACAAGCTGCAACGGATCAGTGACAGAGCTTCGGAAACGTGCCAAGAACAGTAGTGGTGAGAAGGCCAAAATGTCACACTGGTGTGCGAATATGAAGAGTGGTAAGAAAAAGAATTGATATTCAGATAATTTAGTGTAAATAAATACATGCCATCTCCTCAGAAAGCCAAAGGAAATGCCTTTGAGAGGGACACAGCAAAGCATCTCTCGGACGTATTCGGATTGAATTTTACGCGTGTACCCACTAGTGGTGCTATGACTGGAGGAATGAATGCTGATGTGTTGGCTCGTTTGTCTCACTCACAAAAACTATTATTAGAGGGAGATTTGATTCCACCTGATGAATTGTACAAGATGAAGATCGAATGCAAAGCTCATAAGGATATATCATTCAGCAAGTTCTATACTGAGAATAAAATGTTAGACAGTTGGTTGGAGCAATCATATTCTGATGAGAAAATTTGGTTTTTGGTATTTAAAATCAACAACCAAGGCAAATTCATTGCGTTTGATACTAATGTATTCGAGCAATGTAACAAATTAGACGGTGCTAACTACTTGGTATATAAAGAAACCAATTACGTGACTCCTTTAGATGGGTTCTTTGAGAGATACAAAGATGTTTTGTTGCGTTTATGTAAGTAATCTCTTATAATACAAGCTATGGACTCAATCGAGTTAGATAATTACAGCTTACATGTTATAAATTTCGAATCTATATTCACGCGCGCGTACAAGTGTATTGTTGACGATTTGTTCACGTATGACAAGTTTCATGATCATAACGTGAGATCACAGGACACCAAGCGTATATACTATTATCATCTGATCAAGACCATATGTGATGTTGTTATTGAGACTAAAACTACGAACAAGATTGTGATATATTATTGTGAGAAGGATGTCAAATGTGATTTCAAGTCATGTATCAATTCTAGAACTCGCAAAGGTGGTGATAATGACAATAGATCAGACTTTGTGTTGTTCATGAATCGATTTTTCAAACAAATCAAAACCATGATACCGGTTCGAGTGTTTATTGGTGATGTCAAGTTCAATACGTTTGTTCAATATTACAACACCAACAAAGGGAAATACATTGAAGTGATCAACGAGTTGAGGAGCATGACGGGTAAACCTAATTTTAATTTCTCCAAGCTCAAGAAATATAGTGACAAATATAAATTGATTTATATAAGCAAGGATTATCTCAATCAAGTGAAAGTTAAGTCGATTATGTATAAATAATGTTATGAAACGTAGTTTTGACAATTCAATTCAACATGCTCGAAGCAAATATCTCCCAACGGTTACTGAGGAATCTCATATCGTCAACAACAAAACTAATAATATTATTGAAGGTAAGATGGGGGACATGGTGAAGAGCGCGAAAGGTAATTTGAGGAGAGCTGTTAGTGATCCTGTCGGTAGCATGAAAAAAGGTCTAGGTAAACTAGCTGGTGCTGCTAATAAAATTAACACCTTCGCACAGAATCAAAAACATGGTGGTACATTCGGAGCGATGAGCAGTGCTGGTATGTTTGACCCCAAAGGAGACAGTCAACAGGTTAGAGCAGAATGGGACAAGTTGGATGCTGGTGCGAAACAAGCATGGGAGACAAAAGGAAAAACCTTCACACCTCCACAGGAGGGTGCTGATTATTTCTATAATCAGAGGATGAAGGACCTGGCTGATCAAAAAACGAAGGCAGTAGGACCAGGAGGATCAGGCGGTTCAAATACCGGGACTCAAACTCAACAAACCCCAGCACAACAAGAACAGGCTTGGAGAGATGCATTCTTAAGAAATCCTGCTATACGACAGTTTGCTCAAAGCAAAGGCATGGATGAGCAAGGATATGTAGATTTCAAGAAAGCAGAGTCACAATAATTTAATATATGAAAAAGTTCACACATCTAATAGAAGAACACCTTCGCGTTTTAAACGAAGAGGACCCAGCATTACCACCAGCTGATCCAGCCGCGGCTCCAGTTGACCCAGCTGCTGCTCCTGTACCAGAAGAGACTCCAGAGAGTGCAATTCCGGATGAAGAGAGTGAAGGTCAAGAAGACACAGCAGTGTTGAAAGTCAATTATGTTGAGATGATACGCAAAGCATTGATCATGGCTCCTAAGCATATTGATGATGTTGATTATGCCAAGTTGACCAAGGTTGTTGACACAGAGAATCTAGAAGAGATGCAAGAGTTGGTTAGTCGTATTGTGAAGAACAATTATCCGCATTCAGATTTTGAGGTATGAGCAACAAAGACATAGGTGATATTTACAGGAGCATGCTCGAGGGTAAAGAGCATGTGAAGCCCAAACGTGAGAGTGATTTGTATGATGACGTTTTGAAGGAGGCTAAGGTTTCGTTTGCTTATGATACCGGAGATACGGAGATTGTTAGTATTTCAGACGAACGGGCAAGAGAATTATCTGAGATATCCAGTTTGAGTACTGTCCGGAATCAGATGTTATATAAAATAGATGGTCATTGGGTTGGGAGACGGTTGGGTAAGAAGCAGCTTAAAGATTTGGCGGTCGCTGTATCTAAGATGTCAGATTATCAATCAATTCATAACAAGATTATAGAAATCGCGAAGAACTCCGCAATACTTAAGAGTGTTGAAGGTGTTTCGAGTTTTAGTGAAGTTATTTTGAAGATTGAAGCATTTATTCGGGACTCTGCTGCTCTTACACTCAATAATAACGGTCGGGCAGTGAGTCCGGTAGATATAAAGAAAGAGATGGGCCGTATAGTAATGTTAATTGATTCCGGAGATTTTCAAAAGCAGCTAATTGATGTATTGAATGGGAAAGATAAGGATGGTATTACTGGCTTATTTAAAATATTTGAAGTACTAGATCCAAAAGTAAATGGATCAAAGATTTATTTTGATACTGCTAATCACCCTGGTATGTTAACATTAATGCCAGCTGGTGAAGATGAAAAGACCAGAGGAGCAGCTGGTCCAGGGGAAGCTGTACTCGCGTTCATATACGGTGGTATAAAACCTAAAGATGCAGGAGATATACTTCTATCATCCGGAGAAGAAGACACTATAGAGCTTAAAAAACAAGAGGGTCGTATAGGTAAGGCTATCACAAAGGAATCAGTGAAGAAGTTAAGTGGATTATTTTATGGTAAAACTCCCGGAAAAGTCGAGAGGAATGCATATTTTACCAAGATGTATTACGGTGATGACAGAGAACCAGAACAAATGATTAACATCTCTTATAAACTACCGGATAGCTTTTACAGTAGTATAAGTCAAATCACCGGCCGTGATGCAGCTAGACCGCAACAGGAACCAGGTATACAGGTTTTTCCTAAATCTGTCATTGATGATATTAATAACGCCAAGCTAGCTTTACCAGAGGATATGATGGAGTACACGGGATTGATTAATCGTACTGGGATTAAAGATAAGAAAATGATTATAATGGCTAAAGGTTATACAGACATACCAGGTGATTATTTAGCGGGTGTCTTGAGATCTGGACAAAAAGGATCATTATCTGATATGAATGTCACACAATTTATGGCTGAATATTCAGGAGTAACGATTGGTGACAAGAGCGTCAAACCTAATCTCAACTTACCAGATATTTCAGTTATGGATGCTATGTCTCAGCTTACTGGTACAACCCCGCTAGAGAACATAGGTGACTTGATAGGCGTGTGGCACTTAAAGCACTATTTGACTCACATTCAACCATTCAAGTGGTTGTTAGTATATACTGAAGATGGTAGATCCTCGGGTATCACTTATGATGCTATAATTAACACACCAGCAATTGAGCTAGTTCTACTGCTAGCCAAAGGTAATATGCGATTCGGTATTCGCAAGGATGAGGGTGGCTTTCATATTGAAATAAGATGAACTTTAAAAAATTTAACAGAATATTAGAAGAAGGTGGTGCATATGGTCACATGGCCAATGTACATGAGGATTACACTCTGCAATTTGAAGACCTTCAAAACATAATCAGACAAGCACTCACCGGAGGCATTCAAGGCACTATCAAAGAGAAGACAGACGGTCAAGCATTAGCAGTTGGATACAGAGCTGGTATAGTTAGATTTGCTCGTAACAAAGGACATTACAGAGGATTCGGTAAAGACAGTATCAAAGGTAGCAAAGGTGTTATCAATTTCTTCAAAGATCATCCAAATGAAAACGTCAAAGAAGCATTCAGTTTTGCAGCTAAGGATTTAGAGAAAGCCATTCAAGCATTGAGTGACAAGCAAAAACAATTGTTGTTCGGAGATGGTAAAAGATGGATCAATATAGAAGTGATCTGGCCTGCTACTGTGAATGTGATTCCATACAATCATGAATTGTTAGTGTTACACAACTTCAGAGAGTATGATGAAGAGGGTAATGTGTTAGATGGAGACTTTGATGAGTATGGACGCATGATGGCTGGTATGATCAAACAAGTCAATCAGGATGTTCAAAACAAATTCACAATCACAAGCATGCCGATGCTAAAGCTTCCGCAAGTGAGTAACTTCGAAGCTAGTCAAGACGAGTATTTGTCCACTATCAACAATATAATGAGTCAATATCAGTTGAACCCTACTAATACAATAGGAGACTACTGGGTAAGCTACATGTCACAGGCTATCGCTAATGGCGCTAAACAGTTTAACTATATTGTTCAACCAGATGCTCTTAAGAAAGTTGCATTGAGATGGGCATACAAAGGATTAACACCAGGCAAACGACCTAGAGAATATAACGCTACAGCGCTAAAGAACATAGGTGAATTGAAGGCTGCAGTTGACAATATGGAATTTGTACAATGGGTCAGTGCTACTGAGAAGAGTGGTGAGTTGAAAGGATTGTTTGATAATATGAACGATCCGCTCAAGACATTGTTTCTCAAGCTTGGTGTGCAGCTCAATAAAAATATTTCCAATCTACTCACATTGAATCCAGATGAAGCAGTTCAGGATATCAGGAGAGGTATTGAGGAAGTCACTAGAGAGATTGAATCTACTGGTGACATGACTCTTATGGCTAAGTTGCAGAAAGAACTCAACATGATTGAAAAGTTAGGTGGGCTCAAAGAGATTGTACCTACTGAAGGATTGACCTTCACATACACACCTAAAGGTACAGATGAGCAGAAGATTTATAAATTCACAGGTATATTTGCACCAGTGAATCAGATTTTAGGTAGTTTGAAGTTCGCTAGGTAACTTATTGCATCTTGGCTTGTAGTTCTGCTTTTTTATCATCTAGATACTTACTAGACAAGTTTTTCATATCCTTAACCTGTTTAGGTAATTGCTTGCCAGTTGCTTTAGCTTCTTCCTCTGCTTCAGCAGTTTCAGTTGCAGCATTGATCGCGGTTTCAGTTGAACTTTCGATATCATCTACTTTCTCCTGTACGTTAGAATCGTTACCAAGACATTTTCCAGCCTCTTCGCACTTCGATTCAGTTGAGCAATGAGAACACGGCTTGAATCCTGATTTCCCTTCAAATATATTCATATATGCATTCGCGAGTGCGTCAAAGTCCTTCTTGTGTGATGATGTCATACGTTTATTTATTAGAATTTATCAGATATCGATGGATTTGGGTGATAATTATTCAGGTGTATCGTCAGGTGTGTTGATTATATGTGTCTGCTTTCCTGCTGTACCATTCCATATCTCATATGACTCTATCTCACCATATGAATTTATACCAGTGGCAGTGGTGGTTGTTTGATTGATACGCTCTGGAGTTCTGTTCCATATCTGATATGACTCTTCCTTACCATATGAATTTATAGCTATGACTGTGGTGGTAGCTTGGTACTGAACACCAGGATTTTGCCCTATGTACTCAGTATCAACTCCTGGGTTCGACGTCACCATACCTGACACATTCATAACAGCCGTATCATTACTAGGATTATACAAGTATAAATCCCATTCATTGTATGATTCTAGTTTTCCTTGTGAGTTGATCGCTTGTTTAACTGTTGGTGTTCCTGGAGACTTTTTCCTCCAATATGATTTACTTGTACCGGCCATGTCATTATTTATGATAAAATCAGTAGATCTGTAATATGTTGAGTATAAATAGTATGTATATGAGCGAATCACATAACACACTTTTGACTCTAGTCGAGTCCTATATTAGCGAGAATGAGAAGTTTTCTGAAAAAGGAAACAAAGCTGCTGGCACGCGTGCCCGTAAAGCTCTCATGGAGATCACTAAAATCTGCAAAGATCGCAGAAAAGAGATCCAAGAATCCAAGAATAGTGAGTAGACTATGATTAAATACTTCTATGGACAATAGATCATGGAAGAAAGAAAGGGACCTTCTCTCTGAAGCCTACGGTAAAACTAAAACTGTAACTGAAGAAGAAGGTTTACCTGTATCTGGAGAAAATGAAGAACCAATGGAAGAACCGATGGGTGATCCTGTTGATGCTATTATCGATGCGCAAAGAGAACCTGATGAAGTTGACGCTGAGATTGAGTCTTTAAAAAACTTACTGTTAAATCCACCTGCTGCTAAAATTGAGGAATATGCAGATGCAGGTCAGTTACACGTGTATGTAGACATGCTCAAGAAAAAACTTGAAGCAGCCGAAGCTGTTCAAGCGGCTGTACGTGGTACAGAAGACAACACGTAAAATTACTCCCGGGTAGGAGACAACACATACAATGTGTATATGGTCAGTACGCCGATCAATACTAATAAAGGTCCGTTGAGTTGATGAGAGGCATGCTCGCATGCTCCACCAGTACATTCAATAAGTTTTGGGTCTATTTTGTCAAATATAGTTTTCATTTTTTAAGTTCCTATCTTTTTAAATCTCGTACAAAATCGTAAAACTCTTGTCGTGTGTTGATATCTTTACGATCTAAAAAGGCACCGCTCATTCTTGCAGTCTTCATCGTACTGTCGTGTTTAACACCTCGTACACATGCACACAAGTGGTTTGCTTCGATTAATACAGCAACACCTTTGTTACCTTCGCAAACACTATCTATATATCTATGCACTTGCATTGTGGCGTTCTCTTGTACTTGAGGTCTGCGACAGATCCACTCTACAATACGGTTCAACTTACTCAATCCAATCACTTTGCCATCAACTCCAGGGATATACGCTACATGAGCATTACCGATGAATGGTAAATGATGATGAGAGCAAAATGAATTCATTCTGATGTTACCTTGAAACACAACACCATCATAACTATCAACGTTATCAAATGCTGTTATCTTGGGAGGTTCAGTGAAACAACCTTCAGCTAGATCATTGATAAAAGCCTTTGCTACTCGTCTAGGTGTATCGGCACTGTTTGGATCATTTCTCCAGTCAAATCCTAATGCATCCATGTATTCACCATAGGCCTTAGCAGCGTTCTCAATCATTTCATCCTTCTCGTCACGTGTTCTAGGGTGATTACCATTTGCGAAAGTCAATTTAATATCTGTCATACACTTATTATACGGTATATGATGTGAATATTCAACAAGTTTTTGATAAATAATTTATATGTCTAGGTTTGATACAGTTTTAGAGAGTAATTTAAGTAAGACTAACTTGTTGAGAGTGAGAGTGAAGCATGATCCCAGAAACGAAGCAGAAACACGCGGCGATTATGTAGGATATGTACTTGAAGAAGATGGTGAAGGTAATATCGTGGCTATAGTGCCTAGTTTGGGTGCGGATAGGATGAGCTTTGGACTAGATCAGTATGAAGTTGATGGAGGAGGTTGCGGTATGCAGGATGACCCGTTGATTGATCTCAAAAAACATATTGTTGATTATTTGATGGTTAGAGGTTATCATGATAAGGTGTCTGAGAACATGGAAATTATTATAAAATCTACAAACGTTATTGAATTAGAACGAGTTATTGGATCATGTGGTTGTGATTCTTCTGAAATACTGAGCGTGTATAGAGATTATTTTGGCGGATGAAGTCGTTTGATATATTGGTTGAATCTCTATTGAGTGAGGCTTCTGAAGACGTGTATACAATTGGTATATTTCCAGGAGCCTTCAAGCCTCCTCACGTGGGTCACTACATGACTGCATTGAATGCTTGTAAGGTGTGTGATGAGGTTAATATATTTGTATCATCCAAGCCCCGGGCTTTAAGCACACAGAATAAAGCCGGAGGAGATAGTGCGCCTGACAGTGCTCGATATAAAAATTTAATACATTCAGACAAGTTCACTGACAACATTCTATCAGTTCAGACTGCTGGAGTTGCTAGGATGACTAGTGCAAGTGCCTTTAGAGTCGCGATATCCACCAAGGACAAGAACACTATAATGAAAAATTTACCCAAGGGTATTGATGCGGATCTGGTGTTTAATATATTGATGTCTAGTAATGATGTTAATAGTGAAGGATACGGACATGTGACTATAGAGCAAACGATGGCTATATGGAGATTGTATGCTGGTAGCTTGATACAAGAGAGTGGTATAGACAGTGACAAGCTTAATATTAACATATCTAAACAAAGTCCGGTAAAAGACACGTATGATCTTGTAGATGATATAAATAATGGTGAGCGTGCATCGATGACGAGTGTCAAGTTGTACGTAGGAGAATGATATGAAACGTTTTGGTACATACGAGAGTGATTTTGCTAATTTATTTGAGTGTTATGCTCAGGTCAATAAGAGCATAGTAGTGGAACGAGACCTGCCTAGTGTTAGCAGGAGTGTCAACATACCTACTAATAGCAAAGAGCCATCGTTCAGAGGTCTCAAGTTTATAAAAATATTCCTACAACGAGCCGGTCAAGGAGCTGATCTGATTCACTTGGCCAAGTTGAAGTCAATTGATAGTGATGACGGTGAGGGGAGTACTATAATAACTGGTACAGAGAATGATGATACTATTCAGATTATAGTTAACAAGAAGAGTGCTCAAGTGAAAGTGGTTGATTCGCAAGGTAATATAGAGAACGATTTCGTTACTAGTATTGCTCCTAGATTTGACAATGAGAGTGGTGAATTGACCATCATTCAAGTTAACGAGGTTTAATAAAATTTAATTATGAAAAAATTGAAGCATAATAGCAAGAGGAATAGTGTAATGTTGTGTTGTAATAGCAAGGCATGTCCTGAGGTTTATTCTAAGGATAAAAATTCCATACAAATACGTGATGATGATGGGTTTGTTGTCACAATAACTAAAGATCAGGCTCGAATGATTTCAGAAGCTGTCGATCTGATTGAGGAAAACGAAGAATAAATGGTGTATGAATTGATATGCTGTGTAGGAATGCACTGGATATTCAAGTATGGTTCAATTCTTAACATACCTCGTGATTTTCTCAGTAAATTAAATATATTCGACAGTCTATTCAAATGTAGTTTATGTCTAGGATTTTGGGTAGGTATTGTTGTGTCATTGTTAACAGATAACAACATTCTATTACCTTTTGCATCTGCGGGGGTTTGCTGGTTTTTTGACAATATCAACAACACACTACAAAGTGTTGAGATAAAGCTGGATAAGTAAAGTTTCAGTTGCCTTGTATCAGTATATATACTATAATTAGTATATGTTTCGTTGTACAAAATTATTAGAATTAGGCTCTTGTGCCTTCAAACAACCAAGAGCGACTAGTCATTGTCGACACAATCACGGCTATCAACTTAAGGCTAAATTTTGGTTCACTTCCGTTGATTTAGATATCAACCACTGGGTTGTAGATTTTGGTGGATTGAAGGAATTTAAAGCTATATTAAAAGATCAATTTGATCACACTACATGTCTTGCTTTTGATGATCCTCATTTGGATCTGTACAGGGAGTTAGAAAGACGTGACGGATGTAAGTTGAGAATAATGCCTAAAGGTACAGGGATTGAGAGAATTGCTGAGTGGTGTTATGATGCAGTTAACAAATATTTACGAGAAACTCAAGGTGTTAGATGTAGTTGTATAAAGGTTGAAGTGTTTGAACATCAAGATAATAGTGCTATATACGAGCAAGATCAAATAGTCATCACAAATGACTTAGACACCTGGTCTGGAGCTGAGGTACAACCAGTGAGTGGTTTCGAGCAATTAATCGTAGAGGACAAGGTTCCAGAAAAAGTTGTACAAACAGCGCCTCCGGTAGATAATAATACGAAGACAGATGACAACCCTTTATATGGAAAGAAACAAACCAACAAGTGGATAGACAAAGAATCGACAAACGTTTGGGGATGGTAATATTATGAAAGACGAATCACAATCAATGAAAAATTTTATGGCTAACGACAGACCAGCACCTACAACTCTAGATTTATCTGAGAGTTTCTATTCAGTTCAATGCGAAGGACACACCACTGGTTATCCTGCATATTTTATAAGACTCAAGGCTTGTAATTTGATGTGTGGAGGTACAAATGGTGAGTTGATGAAATCAGGAGATGCTACATGGTGGTGTGATACAGAGGCAGTGTGGAGGAGAGGCTTAGAGAAACCTTTCTACAAGCTTGTCAAAGAGTGGGAGGATGAGTGTATTGATCACTGGATATATGACGGTCGTATTCATCTTATATGGACTGGTGGTGAACCATCTATACCTAAGCATCAAAGATCAATACCAGCATTTCGTGACTATCTGTTTGATTATGTCAAGGATAATCATGATAAGACTCTCAATACATTTGATGAGATTGAGACTAATGGTACATTGTATCTCCAGGATGGCTTGTTTGATATGTTGGATCAGATCAATTGTTCTGTGAAGTTGGCTAATAGTGGTATGGCAGAGAACAGACGTATTGTACCTGCCGCATTGCATCGTATCATGTCTCATGAGAATTACTGGTTCAAGTTTGTTATCAGTACTGAAGAGTGTTTGAAGGAGATAGAAGAGGATTTCATTCGACCGTTTAACATACCTCATGACAAGGTTTTATTACAACCAGGTCTAGACCGGCAAGCAGATTATCACGAAAGAACTAGGTTGACATTATAGATGGCCAAGAAGTATGGTTATATTGGATTGAGCAGATTACATGTATCTGCATGGGATAAATTGACTGGTGTGTAATAAGTAGATTTATGAGATTATCGATATCAGGTACAGCTTGTCAAGGCAAGACAACACTACTAAAAAGTTTCATTAAAAAGTGGGACATGTACGAGACTCCTAAGGTTAGTTATCGTTCGATTCTAAAACCTGAAGCTCACAGCAAGGAAACTACCATGGAGAATCAATGGGACATTCTCAATCATATGATTGACCAGATGGAGACATATGATGAGGATAGCTACGTTATCTACGATAGATGTCCCCTTGATAACCTTATATACTCCATGTGGGCATATCACAAGGGTGTAGGCGACATAACTGAATCCTTTATCGAAAAGTGTATTCCTATTGTGAAGCAATCGATGCACTTTCTAGATATCATATTCTTCATACCTATCACGAACGTTGCTCAGAATGATATTGAGGATGACGGGGTGAGAGAGACTGACAGTGAGTACATAAAAGAGATTGACAACTTGTTCAAAGCTATGTACACTAACTGGGCTAAAGAAGACGAGAGGTTTTTTCCAAAAGAGGATCGCGCAGCAATGGTAGAGGTTTTCGGCTCGACAGAAGAGCGTATAAAGTTGTTAGGATATTATCTTAATGACAATGGTGATATATTTGGTGAGGAAGATTCACTCGTTGATACTAGTGTGTTAACTGATGAATTTGGGTTTCCGCTGATCGCTGATAATGATGATTCAGCAAAAACTTACGGTTAATACATAAATAATAACGATGAAGAATTTTAATAGTGAGCTTGACAGTGTGATGGAAAATTTTGGATTACACAAAACCGTCGTAAGGGAAAGATTTCCTAGAAATTTAAAGTTGAGTGAAGAGTTTGTTGAATCATTCAAACGTGAATTCGACGCTCAAACAAGTCCAGTGTTCACAGAGAATGAAGATGGTACTCAAGAAGAGACTCGTGGTGCTAGAGATCCTGGTAAAGTGTTGAAAGAGTTTCAAAAAGCTCTCAAGTTTTTGGTCTAGTTCTTCTTTAGCTGCTCTCCGGTTTTGTAAAGAGTATCTCCCTTTTGATATTCATCACCATCATTAGTAACCTTATACTTCACCAACCTACCAGGGATATTGTGCTTACTCTTGACACCCTTACTACCTTTTTCTGGTAATTTGATAACATCCTCCACCTCTCCCTCACTACCGGCGTGTTCGCAGTCAGGGTTAGTATTCTTTATCTTGTCACCTTTCTTCAGAGTTGACGACACAGGCTTGTTATCAGCCTCGGTATAGAACTGTTTAAACGTCTTTATATTTATACTTAATTATTGCTCGAGTTTTTTGACAATAAACTTCAACATTTCACTACGCATGATATCATTATGAGTAAATTTGAAGCAGAAAATACCATTGTCTTCACTCTCTTTATCATTAAACTTATCGTACATTTCTTTAAAACCTGATTTTTGTCCGATATCAGCTTGGAATGTATCTCCGATGACTAACATTGTGGAATCTTCTCCAAATCGTGTTAATATAGTCACAAGCTCACTCTTGGTTAGATTTTGTGCTTCATCAACTATAACTACGCTATCCTTGAATGTTAGACCTCTGACATAATTGACAGGTAATGCTTTGACTACAGATTGTTCAAATAGTGTATTCATCGCGCTAGAGCTAATTAACTCTTGTAACTTCTCTTGCAAGGGTAAAGTCCATGGAAGGAATTTATCATCAACTTCACCAGGTAAAGCTCCCATGCTCTTGCTAGCAGACTCGATTATACTTCTTATATACACTACCTCATCAACTCTATGTGCCTTCAGCATGTTCAATGCGACTAATGCAGCACAATATGTCTTGGCTGTACCTGCCGGGCCGTCAACAAATGCTATCTTTGTGTTGTGACTATAACATAGCTCAGTAAATGATTCGTGAGTCGGAGTTAGCTTGTACTTCGTATTTATCTTGAATGTTCTGTCAAACTCATTACTTGATACGACTTGTGGTAGCTCTTCAATTTCTCTATCCTTACGATTTTTATTTGATGCGGATCTCTTGTAATTCGAAGTCTTTTTTCTTGTCATTTAAAATTACTTATTGCAACCGGCTGATTTAGCCATTATAATTAGATATTATGACTATCGGAAAAATTGGATTAGGTATCGTTACTTGTGACAGGCCGGATTTTTATACGAAGTGTGTGGAGTCTATCAACGATACACACAAGGATATTATCGATGAAATTGTTGTTGTTAACGATAGTAAGAGGAGAGTGACAATACCGGCACATGAGTGTCATGTCATAAACAATAAGAAAAACTTGGGTGTAGGCAAATCCAAGAACAAGCTATTGAAGTATTTGATGGACAAGAAGTGTGAGCATATATTTCTTGTGGAGGATGATATAATATTCAATAGCAATCAGGTAGTCAAGCAGTATATCGAGTTGTCTCAAAGGAGTGGTGTTAAGCACTTGAACTTCTGCTTACACGGAGAGGACAACAAGTTGAATGGTGTACCACAACCTAAATTGATCGTAGATTA